GATGCTTCGTTATTCTGTAACCGACTTGCAACAGATGGTGAAACAATTAAATTTTATCGTCAGACGCTTCAGGTTGGAAACATCTCAGTTACAACGACTGCTACTGCCTACAACACTTCATCCGATTATCGCCTAAAGGAATCTGTCCAGCCTTTGGTTGGTGGTCTTACTCGCGTCAACGCGCTGAAGCCTTCCGTTTATAATTGGAAGTCAAATGGTTCTGCTGGCGAAGGTTTCTTGGCCCATGAATTGGCCGACATCGTTCCTGCCGCTGTCACTGGTGAAAAGGATTCCGTGAACGCCGATGGTTCGATCAAGCCGCAGGGAGTCGATATGTCTCGAATCGTCCCCATCTTGGTTGCCGCAATCCAAGAACTCACCGCTGAAGTCAACGCTCTGAAGAACGCCTAATAATATGACCATCCTCTGGATCATCGAACGCCTTCTCGTTAAGCCCACCGAAGGCAGTCTCACCGATGTCGTAATCACCGCCGACTGGCGATGCAACGGCACTCAGGATCAATACAGCGGCACTTGCTACGGCTCCTGCTCGTTCCAGCCGCCGTCTGGTGAGTTCACGCCTTACGATCAACTGACCGAAGCGCAGGTCTTGAACTGGTGTTACGAGAACGGTGTCGATAAGACCGCTATCGAAGCGAACGTGACGCTCCAGATCGAGAATCAGGTCAACCCGCCCGTGGTTACGCTGCCGTTGCCGTGGGTTCCAGTTGCGGAGATCGTTCCTGTCGCTGAAGTTCCCGTCACCTAATATGGAAATCACCGTAAAACTCACTCAAGAACAAGCCAACGGTTTGCTGCAACTCATCGACATTGCAGTCAAAGCTGGAGGCATTCAAAACGCCAAAGTTGCTTTGCCGCTTGTTGATCTAATCGTCAACGCTGCTCAACCTAAGCCCGAGTAATGCAAACCGACACTAACAACAGCAGCGGAGTTGGGATCTCTCTAGCGACCGCTGCCGCTGCTGGTGCGGTCTCATTCATCCCTCAGCTAACTCAGTGGTTCCAACTTGGAGCCGCTGTTTTAGCCTTTATTGCAGCATCAATCGGTCTGTATAAAACCTTCAAAAAATGAACTGGAAAACTACTCTTGCCGGTGTTGGCGCAATCCTCGTCGCGGTTGGCGGTGCGCTCAAAGCTCTGTTTGACGGTGATCCTGCGACCAATTTGGATATTGCTGCGACTATTGCTGCTGTGACCATTGGCTTTGGTCTCATTGCCGCAAAAGACGCTGACAAAAAGCCCGAGTGAATTTTATCGAACAGATCGTTACCGCTTTGCTCAAGTGGTTGACTGGTTTTGTTCAAACACCGCCCACCGTTGAAGACTCAAAACAAGATCCAGACCTCAAAAAGAAGTTGCTGGATCGTATTGCTGACTCTAATCGCTAGTTGCGGCTGTGGGTCTCGCGTGGTTATGGTGCCTCACGGTGAGCCGGTGAGGCTTGCTGAGAGCGTTAAAGCTAAGGTATGGGTCAAAGGAGCGGACGGCGTTTCTGTTCGCTCCAGCAACCGGATAACTCTTCCCGAAGGTTGGTACGCATTGCCTAAAGATTGATATGTCACAACAAGTCATCAATGTCGGATCAACCGCAAACGACAACAACGGTGATACGTTGCGCGGGAGTTGGATCAAAGCTAATGACAACTTTACGGAGTTGTATAGTGCGCTCCCGTTGGTTTCTCCAACAGCGTGGACTCCCGCTCTCACAGATTCCGGTGGTGGTCGCACGTTTGCGTTTACTACTAACACGGCTCGCCATACTTCTATTGGTTTTGTCAGCACGTTTACTGTTGATCTGACGATCAATTCCGTTACTGGTAGTGCTACCGGCAACCTTCGATTGACTCTTCCTGATCCGGTTTTGTATGAAGCAGCGTTTTCTGTCTGGCTTGATAACGGGACCAATCAAGCCAAGACCGCTGTGATCGCTAGAGCTATCAACGGCACTAGCTATTGCGAGCTTTCGCATTTTGAGAATGGAGACGCATTTACTCTTGCTGATCACCTACAAGCAACCTCCAGACTCATTGTCAGTGGTACTTACTTCACTTCGTGAATCTAATCGCAACCAGTCTCCAGTTGGGGATGTCTGTGCTACAGAGCGCGATGGGAAACCCGTCGTTTCTGTGGCAGGGAGTGCTGGTGCGCTGTCTACCCGCTGCGATCACTGACGCTAACTCGGTTATCTCCGGTGGGTTTCAAGACAACGTACAAGCGCGAGTGTTGGTCAAGTTCTCCGACTGGAGACTAGCTGACTCAACGCTCGTCACAGTTGACGCTGCGGTCTGGTCTTGTGACGTTGGTTCTAACGGTGATCGGCTCCTGCAAGAGAGTGGAAGCTTTCTACTTCAAGAGAACACTGACCGCTTGCTGCTGACTTTCGGGAAGATGATTCCGGTGGTTGGAAGGCTCCTCACTTACGACGGTCGCCAGATGCGGATTATGTCTGCCAAGCGAGACGGATCTGGAGCTTATTACGCTCTTGAACTCGGCTCTAAAACCAAATGACTCCAACCGTAACAGTTGATACGTCGAGGTTTGATGCGGCTTGGAAGGAGTACCTCCCCAAGACAAAGAGATCTTTGGCTGATGCCGTCAACGCTCGCACGTTTTTCTTGATGCTGCGGCTCTATTGCTTGCTTCCTCCTAAGTCTCCCCAAGCGGCTCGTAACAAGATTCTCGATTACTTCAACAGACCAGTTGGAGCGGATCGCTTTGACAAGAAGACCGGCAAGCGAGTGGGTAAATCTCGACAGCTACGAGTGGTCCACTTGATCGCTCAAGCTAAAAACGCGAAGGCTGGAAAACCCGGTCTCTACGGTCAAGATATGCGTGACGCTGCGGGAAAGCTCCGCAGACGCGCTGCTGGTTCTGTTGGATACCTCAAGTCATGCGTGACTAAAGCTATAAAAAAGCTGTCCCCATCCTTTCAGCAATTTGGCGGAACTCGACGAGCAAAGAAGGGATCTGCTGGCGTTAAGTCAGTGGCTGGAAACCAAGCGTTGATCAATCTCGCGAATCAATACGGTTTGCCGCAGGAGAATGTTGCGATGCACAAAGGCTCCTCCGCCTATGCGTACAACGCCAAAGCCGGATTCAATCCATCGAGTTATGTCCGCATGAACATTGGATTGGCCGACAATCAGGTTGGGACCGTCGAAGGAATCTACAGCAAAGCGATGCAGCAAGCCTACAACGACGAAGCCCGTGAGCTTGAAAACCACATTGCCGCTGCTCTTCAAGCCGCTTTTGACGGGTCTGAATCTAAGGGGATCACAGTAACATGAACGCTGTAGCTCTACGAACAGAACGCGCTCTAGTTGACTGGCTGGCCGCTGAAGATTGGTCAGCGTCTCCTATTGGCACTCCGACTTGCCTCACAAGCTATGGTCACGGTGCGTTGGCAGATCAAGATCTAGAGGATCAGATGCCGAGCTTCCCGCGCATCGTGGTCCGCGCATCGACTGCGGTTCCAGTTCATCCATTAGACCGCACTTGCGAGATAGACATTACCGCTACGCTCCAGTTGTCCGCAGACGATACCTCGGAGGCTCATATGCTCGCTATTGTGCAAGTTTTCGAGAATCTCCTGCAATACCTCTATGTTGACGGGAACATCTCGGAACTAGACACAGACGACACCGATCCCTCGGGAGGCTTCAACGCGCAATTCGCAGTCCCCGTAGATTTTGGCATCAACGATATCAGCGAAAGAGCTAGAACTTTTTCGCGATCCATGACAATTTTCGCAGCAGCAAACTCGATTTAACAACCCACAAACATGGCACAATCTAAAGGTCTAGCCCTAGTCTACGGATCTAAGGGGACGATTCAGCTTTACAATCAAACCTCATCGTCTGGAACTGCTCTAACGGGAGTAATCAGCACCATTGAAAGCTATGATGTAACGCATGAAGCGGACGTTGAGCAGATTAAGAACTCCGCTGGCAATGTCATTGCTCAGATTGCCGCTAACGAAAGAATCTCTCTTAACCTTACTTTTATCCCAAGCAGTTCAGTCGATGCTGCTACCGCTCTAACTTGCGCTTCTATGCCTAACGTTAATGGCTACGCGACTATTGCTGGTGCTGATGCCACTACTTATGGAGGCATTACGATCAACGGCGACTATATTTATTCCGGCGGTGGAAGCGTTAAGTTCACATCCAGCGGAAAAGCAATGGTCACCATTACTTTGACCAAGTATCCTGCTGGTGGTTTGGCTGGTAACGCTACCGTTTACACTCTGTAATCGTGTCAGAACTTGCAAAGATACTCGCAGAGACCGGACCTCCAGCACCAGTGGTGCTTGGGGTTCGACTTGTACCCTACACTGTAGGTCATGCGATATTGCTGCAAAGGCTGCGGTCTCCTTACGTTTTAGGTGGAGAGATTACGTCCAATGATCTAGCGGAGGCTGTGCTTGTTTGCTCACAGCCTCCTCTGGAGTCCATTAGATCAATCAAATCAGTCTGGAGGGATCTGTTCCTCTGGTTGTGGTCGAAGCGGATTCAGCGCATGAATCTAATGGTTGAGTCCGACAAATTCCAGTTGTGGCTTAAGGAGCAGTCAACCGCTCCCGAGGTGCTGATGGAAGCTGGAACTAAATCAAAGCGTCCCGCAATGCCGTGGACCGAGCGAGTGCTTGTTGGTTGTCTCAACATTGGCATTGGACCAGACGACGCGATCAGGATGCCTCTTGGTGACGCAGAAAGGCTGATTCTAGCTCACGCAGAGATGATGGGGCAAGTTCAGTTGTGGGACGATCAAAGCGAAGCTGTGTGGCAGAGCCAACAATCTAATTGATATGGGTATTCTCTCAATGTTGGTAAAGCTTGGAATTGATTCCACTCAATTTGAGATGGGCGTTAAACGCGCTCAAAGCATTGGTGAAAAGTTTGGAAACAGTTTTAAGAGTGCTGTCACCAGCAAGCTCGCTGGAGCGTTGTCTGTTGCTGCTGTTACCGGATTTGCTCATTCAGTTGCAGAAGCCGCTGATCGAGTTGGTGAACTTGCTGAACAGTTGAACATTTCAACTGATGACGTTCAAAAATTTCAAATGGCAGCAAATCTCTACGGAGTTAAATTTGAGGCTGTAGCCTCTGCCATTACTAGAATCAATGACGCAAGAACCGCTGCAATCTCAAACGATGGACCTCAAAGGGCCGCTTTTGACAAGCTTGGCCTAAGCGTTCAAAAACTTTCAGACAGATCACTTGGAAGCGAGCAAGTGCTTATTGCTCTTGGAGAAAAGTTAAACGCAAATCGAAACAATGCTGAGATGATGGCAGCGGCTGCTGATTTGCTTGGCTTAAAGCTTACAAAAGCAGCAATGGCAGCGGGAACAATCAAAGACTTAGGTCCAATTGATATGTTTAACGCTGAAGACATTAAGAACATTGAGAAATTCAACGATCAAATGGATTTGTTGATTAAGAAAACTCAAGTTCAATCTGTCTCTGCAACAAAAGCGTCTTACAATATCGCAAAACTTGCGTTTGATTTATTCAATCTAACAAATCTGGGTCAAGCAACAGCATTTCTTTCCAAACTTAGAGTAGCTCCTGCATCCTCACTATTGGCCGCAGATAAATTCCTCTCTCAAAGCGGTCCTTTAGATGCAACCAAAGACGGCAAAAAGGCGGATGATAAGTTTGTTCCTCCTGAAATGGTTTCAGCGAGAATCCAGTCAGAAAAGTTTTCTTTGAGAGGCTCTCAAGATTCACTTACTCGCATTGGCGGATTTACTGGATTTCAAAGCGGACAAGATCGAATGGTCATGCAAGCACTTGAGCAAACCATTCAGCTTAAGCTTATAGCAAAAAGCTCAGAGAAAACGGCTCAATTTATCTCAAGAGACTAATATGGGAACAATAAAAACCAGCAACCAATTTCTTTCAGATGTAGAATTAGGATACATTGAAATATCTCGCGAATACAGCGGAGGTGATGGCACTGGTAGGCAAATAACCTATCGCTATCGCGGAAGCAAAGACGCTTTGCGGAATGCTTCTGTTAGTTGGGTTCTAGCTGGTGGTAAGTATCAGATAACAGAGAACGGACCTTATTCGGAGGCAACTGTAATATACTCTGGCACAAATTTTGATACAAACAATCCTACTTCACCGCCTCCTGCTGATGAAGAGGAGCCAAGTACTAGATATGAGTTCAGAACTGAATATGTTGACTCTTCTTTGTTTGAATTGCCGCAAGTAAGAGCGGAGGCAAAGCGTTACACGCAAACTATTGCTGGAAAAACTGAAGCTGACTATTTCACTTCAATCAAAAACGCTGCGGATGATCCTGTTAACAACAAGCTTGAATTCAATGTTGAGCGTTTTCCAATAGGATTCCAAATCTTTCAGCTTTTTAGCAGAGGGCAGACGAGCTTCCAGACTTCTCGCTGTTCTCTTACAAAAATCTCATCCTATTCAGCCCGTAACGGTTTACCGGCAACTCCTCCGATCATTTCGGCAATTTATAGCGGAATTGTCCTAGCAAACATAAATCTGTTTCCTACATCAGTCAGAGCCGTAATGCCGAGACCGCCATCCAGAACCGAATTAACTCCTGATGGCACTGCGTGGGCATGGTTGAAGACCAACGATTCCACCTCATTAACAGTCAAGACTAACCAAGTTGAACGCAACGAGACTTGGACCTTTGCAGCTTGGCCGCTTTTGGTTTATCCTTACGACGTAGACCCAAGTTTACTCAGATAACCTAACCTAACACAACATGGCTGACGAAATTCAAATGACTGCTCGCTTGTACGCTTCCAAAGGTGGAGCGTTTCTTCCGAGCGTAACCTACACCAAGAGCGCCACGATGGCTGGCGTTGATATGGGTTCACAGACCCAATCAATTGCCACAACCGTTGAAGCTCTGGATGTTCCAGTTGATGTATCTAGTCCGTACAAGTTGCTTATCTCCAACTTGGACAACACCAACTTTGTTGAAGCTGGCTTTGTCTCTGGAACTTACACGATGCGGATTCCTGCGGGCGAGACGCTTCTGATGCCGTACGTTAGCGCAACGCTGTACCTTAAAGCGGATACTAGCAGCGTGACTATCCAAGCGACATTCTGCGAGATTTAACCAACTGATTTATGGCCGACGAAATCCAAATGTCAGCGCGGCTATACGCCAGCAAAGGTGGGGCATCAATTAACAACCAGACGTTCAATGTTGTAACCAACATGACTGGTACGGATATGGGCCAGCAGACTCAAGACGTAAGCTCAGGAGGAGAGCTTCTTGATATTACTGCTGATCTAACACTTCCCTACAAGTTGTTCGTGTACAACATGGACTTGGTTCACACTATCGGAATTGGTGACGTTGCTTCTCAGGTAAGTGGATATTGGTTCCGAATCCCCCCGCAGCAGTTTGCGTTGTTGCCGTATACTAATACTGCAATGTATGTAACTTGCACGACTGCTGGAGCTACCGCTAAAATCTTCTCTCAATTCTGCGAGATCTAATGGCTGTTACACTTCCATCTAAGGTTGCGGAGCGTGGTATTAAAGCAGAACACGCTCGCGCTATCAATCAACTGATTGACGTAGTCCGTAAGATCCAGCTTGTTGCCGGACCAGATCAAGCGATTGAGCAGACTCCGAATGGCACGACGCTTAAAATAAAGCAGCAAGCTGGAAAGGGAACCGCCACAACCAGTTCTGCTGAAGATTGGTTCTATTGAAATGGCCTACGCAAGAGACGGAAACGACAGGATGTTCAATGCGAACAACCTGAATGATTTGTATTCACGCTTCGACAGAAAGTGTTTTCTTGCGCTTAATCAGTTAAGTCCGCTGTTCATAACCACTCCCAACGGAGAAAATTACGAGCAAGCAACTGTTCCTTTTGGTGTGGTATATCAATACAGAAGAGATCCAACTACTTGTAGGCGACTTGCCGGTGCGCAATTTTATAGCGGTTCAGCAATAGTCAACGATTACAATCAGTCTAAAGCCTACGACGAGCTTTCAAAGCTTGAAGTAAAACACCAAGACGTTGCAGGAGGTCAGGTTTACGTTGACACATTTGGACCAGTTGCTCCTTCGTTTACTTGCGACGTTGCTTCAATTCATTACTCTTTTGAACTTCTAACCAGAGAGGTTGATGGAAAGCGTTATGACGTTCATCTAGGTTGGGATCCACCTTCAAATCTGCAAACCTCTTTTGTAAGTGGAAGTTTGGGGTTTTTCCCAAGACTCCCTCCATCAAGAATCCACAAGCACAAGACCGCTGTAGCCGATATCTTTATTGAAGGTTATCTTGAGTTTTCTATTAAAAACACTTACCAACGTTATGATTGTTGGAGAGTGCATAACTGTAATGCAACAAAGCTAACTGTTCAGCTTCAGTCTTCTAGTGGATCTTCTACTAGCGTAATCATTGAACCGTCTAGCTGTAGATCATTCCGAAGATCTCCTGATGGCGAATGGATCACAACTTGGCCTAACGGTTCTGTTTGCAGATACTTCTTCCCGTATCTTTTTGGTGATGTTCCATACTTTGCTGGAGGTCCACCTGCTGCTGTTAATTATAGCCAAATTGGCTTTATGGCTATCGAGATCTCAGCCAGAGCAAACAACATAGCAAACCCGTTTCTTTTGTTCCAATGGCAGAACGCTCTATACGCTCAACTTGATCCACGCAATCAGCATAGCATTCTGTCTGCATACAAAGGTGCGTACCAAGACCCTTTAAAAGATAGCACTATTATTGGAAACGCGATATTTACTTGGGGACGAGCTAAGGTAGCCAAGTTAAAAGCGGGGGTTATAATTCAGGAATACTTTAAAACGTTTTCTGGAATGGAAACGTTAGTTGAGGATCTTGAAAGCATAGGTTTGACAGTAACAAAAGCTCAGGGATCGTTGACTCTTGTTCCAAAAGAACAAAACACAACGGTGCTTATATTTCCGGTTGATGCTAATGTTTTTGTAGGAGGAACTGGGAACTTGTTTTGGAACATTGTTCCCGCTGGAGTTAATGTAGCAACAAGTTACCCCAACGGATTTGCCTATAATACAACCTATAACGCAACCGGATGGGGAGGATCGTTTGTTCCTGATCTGTTTGACACTATTTTAACGCTAAGAAAACTTGTAGCGGATCAGGAATTATATTACACGACAATTGGAGACGTTCCGACTGAAGTTCCCGAATCAATTGTTTCTAAAGTAACATTAACACCTCTAGGCTTGGTATGTTGTGGCGTTAGTGCTTTGCCTATTGTTTACAATTACACAAAACACAGGTATTACGAAGAAGCGGCAACATCAGCAAATCTATTCATTCAATCAAGATCAATTGGCGAAGGACAGCAAAGCAACCCTCCTACCGCAGTCGATTGGTCTAACACTAGATTTATTTCCCCTGTTCATACATATCTGTTTCACGCTGCCGGTACATTGTATGAAAACGTAATGCCAAAGGCTGGAATGGCTTTTGTGCCTCCCCGTGGACCGTGGGGATTTGCGTCTTCCGTTTATGACGCAGAACTATCAAGAGTTCTTAATGTAACAACAGGTGGTGCTGATTTCTGGATTAACAAATGGGGAGCCGCTAACGGCAAAGATAACCAAGTCAGAATACTAGGACAGCCCAACCAAACGCTTCAAACACCAATACAGACAACAACTCAAACACCTGATCTTGTTGCTGACGATGTGTTTTACGATTTGGATAATCCTAAAATGGCAGGAGTAGCTGGAGTTACAACATTAGGTGGAATTTATAATCTTGCCCAGATCAATTACAGAGATACAGGACAATATTTCAATCTTCCATACATACCTTCTTTTGTAAGTCAAACAGGAGGAACCGGCCCGATATTCCATAAGATTAAAAAGAGTGCTTGGCTTTGGAACTCTTTAGAATACGCGGTTGATGCATGGACTAGATCAATTCCTATGTGTATGGGAAACAAAAGTGCGCCTTTGATTGGAGGAGTCCCGTTAGGAAGCATTACTCTTGGCAATTCTAGCGACTCCTCTGGAAGAATAGCGTTCGATATTAGTGAATCTGTATACAGTCAATTGTTAACAAACGGGATTTTAGCTTATAAAGTTGATCCTTCGTATTATTACGTTGCCCCAGAAGATCTTGAAAGCTATTGCGATAGGTTTGGTTTTAAGTCGTATAACTTTGATGCCTATAAGGATTATTTTTCTACGACTCAAGACACGATTCCGTTCCGAAGCTATTCAGAAGGGGAAAAAACCGACTCGGTGGAATACTTCCGGCAAAACGTTGTTTTTCCTGATTTTCCTGCGACCTACTACGGCTCCCTCCGGTACGTCGATCTGACCGCTTGACAGAAACCCACCGTTGGGTTTACGGTCTCCCTGTCGATGAAATGTCCCTCCTGCAACTGCATCTTTGCCGCAAGCCTCCGCGATCTCGCGAAGGAGTTGGGCGGGTCAAAATCAACGGCAAAAGCCTCCGCATCCCGAGCAAACGGAAAGCGTGGAGGTAGACCGAAAACCTATGAAAAACGAACTAATACCAAGTCAGAAACAGTCCGCGCTGTCGGTGATGGCCGGTAAATTCAGCGTCGAGCCGATCAAGCTGCTCGATACTCTCCGCGCTACTCTGATGCCGAAAGCTACCAATGAGGAGCTTCTGGCGTTTGTGGTCACTGCAAATCAGTACGACCTGAATCCATTCACTAAGGAGATTTACGCATTCCCCGGTCGCTCTGGAGGGATTACTCCAGTGGTCTCAGTGGACGGCTGGATCAAGCTGATGAATCGGCATCCGCAGTTTGACGGCATCCAGTTCCGCACTGATGACGTCGATGGCAAGCCGTTTTCGGTGACTGCAACCATTTACCTTAAAGATCGCTCGCGTCCCGTGGAGATCACCGAGTTCTTCAGCGAGTGCAATCGCTCAACGGAGCCGTGGAAGGTCAATCCTCGCAGGATGTTGCGACACAAAGCGTTGATCCAATGCGCTCGCGTAGCATTTGGATTCAGCGGGATCGTGGACGACGAGGAGGCTGTTCCTTCGGTGCAAGTCAACGTCACGCCGTCTCGTCCAATTTTCCGCTCAAAACTAGAGCCGAAGGTTGAGATCCAGCCTAACGAGTACCTCCCCGAGAATAACCCGATCCCTACCGCTACGGTCCAACCCACCGAAGCAATTTTGCACGAAGGGATGTCCAATGAGTGACGAGCGTAATGGACTCCCGAGCGCATCAGCCGCGAGCCGGTACGCAAGTTGTATCGGCAGTTGGCAGTTGGAGAAGGCAATCGCAGAGACCGAGTCCACCGCTGACGCTGCGACCGGCAACCGCATCCACGCCGCTCTGGGGATGGAGCCGGTTGAGAATCTAACGACAGACGAGACTTACATCATTGATCGCTGCCGAGAGCAGGAACTGGAGTTGGTCAAACAAGTGTTCTCAACCTCCACCGAGGAGCCGCAAATGTTCCGCGAAAAGCGGCTGTGGTCCCTTCAGAACTACGGTCTTGGTCAAGAAGACAAACGGCTCTGGTCTGGTAAACCTGACGTTGTTTACGTCGAAGGCAACAACGCTTTAATCATCGACTACAAGAGCGGTCGCGGATTAGTCGAGAACGCAGCGGAGAACCTCCAGTTGCGGTGCTTGGTCGCGCTTCTGCATGAATCGTTTGGCTTTACGTTAGAGGCAATCACGGTCGCAATCATTCAGCCTCTAGCTGGACCTCCGAGCGTTGCGTCCTACGAGTTAGGCGACCTGATGGATGCGGTGCGTGAGTCGCAGTCGTTGATGAGTGCGATCATGCAGCCGGACCAACCGCGCACTCCATCAGAGGCCGCTTGCAAGTATTGTAAGGGGAAACCCTATTGCTCCGAAGCGCGGGAATTAGCGGTCACCGGACCACTCGCCAACGCTCCAGAAGGCATCACGCCGGACGCGATTGCCTCAACCCTTACATCCAGCCATCTCGCTCAATTCCTCGACAGAGCGGCTCAAGCGGAAGCGGTTATCGAAGCTTGCAAGTCTGAAGCTCGACGCAGACTGAGTGAGGGAGAAACCATCGAAGGCTGGACGCTTAAAGATGGATCTGTCCGCGAGTCTATTACGACTCCTGAAATAGTTGCGTCTCGATTCTTGGAACTCGGGACTTACGAGCAGCTAAGTTCCGCGATCACGCTTAACAAAACGAAGCTCAAAGATGCGGTCAAACTTGCGACTGGCTTTAAAGGCCAGCAACTCAACGCAAAACTTGATGCTCTCCTCGACGGATGCACCGAGTCCAAAATGTCCCAACCAATACTTACACGAATCAAATGAATCAAACTCATCCAATGGAACTGGTGCGCGAGTTTATGCGTACCTACCAACAGCTTGTCCCTAAGATTCCTGTCCTCCCAGATCCGGTGACGCAAAATCTACGATACCGGCTCATCGACGAGGAGGCTCAGGAGTTGGCTGAAGCTACCAACCCGAAAGAGTATCTGGACGCTGTTGGGGATCTTCTCTACGTCGTCTACGGAGCCGCGCTGGCCGCTGGCTTCTCCCCGCATCAAGTGGACGCAGCGTTCACCGAGATCCACCGGAGCAACATGAGCAAATGCTGGTCTGACGACGAGATCGACTCCATCCCTGCTGACAGCCGATCCACGCGAGTTGGCGACAACCGTCACATTGTACGGAGGTCTGACGGTAAGATTGCGAAATCCCCAAGCTACTCCCCCGCTCGACTGGAGAGCTACACGCGATGAGACATTTATGGGCGCGTGGATTTGGACGGCTCCACTCAGACGCTGAAATCATCACCACAGACGACGGAAAACAGTTTTTGATCGCAGTTATCGAGTTTGAGAAACGCACGTTGGGCAACGGCAAACCTTACGCTCAACGAGTGCAGTTTCGCTCGTTTGATCCGGACGATATGGACGCTGTACTCCTTCTCACCGAGGGGACTCACGTTCTGTTCGATGGGGACTGCGATGCGGTAGCGGATAAATCATCGACCGGCTGGTGGTACGCTAATCCTCGGATCACCGGACGCATCAGCGAAATCATTCCCTCTGGACATGAATCTTAGCTTCTTTTGCGCGGGAATCCCGAAGGCTCAACCTCGGGTCAAAGCGTTTGTCAGGGGAGGTCACGCTGGAGTTTACACGCCAGACGGAGCAGAGGCTTGGAAGCAGGAGGTTAGGCGGCAAGCCGTCGCCAACGCTCCAGAATCAATTATAGCGGGAGTTGTTCGTATCCAGCTAGACTTTTTCTTGCCGAGACCAAAGGTGCATCTAGACAAGCGCGGTGTACCGAAGCCGAAATCACCAGTCTGGTGCCAGAAAAAGCCGGATCTGGATAACCTGATTAAAGCCGTCACCGATGCGATCACCGACACTCAGCGAGTCTGGCTGGACGACAGCCAAGTTTGCTTCATCTCAGCGACCAAATCCTACGCACTCGACGCCGTTGGTTGCAGCGTGAGAATCTCGGCTGATTAGCCTCTCAGAAATCGCGGAATGGTACGCAGGGAGATCCTGCGACAGGTGATTTCACCGCACGAAACACCGCGATTTCCTCAGCATTTCGCTGATTTTAGAGCCTCTGAAATAAATCTGAAGAAAGTTGCAGATTTCTGTTGCGGATATCCCAACGATGGGTTTAAGGTAACTCCATCGACGGCAATTAAGCCGAAGAAAAACGGAAAGAATACGATGAGCAACCAAATCATAACCACTGGCCCACTTGGGGTCAGGGTGACCAGCTCTGTCAGTTTCGGAGCTGTCGAGCATGAAGTAAATTGGAAGAGGGGATCAGCGAGTCTGGTATTCGCTGCAAATGAGGGTAAAGTTGAGATCAACTGGCGACTTATTAAGGAGGATGAAGACAGTTACCTCAAATTGCCGCGCACTGTATGGTCTTGGTTGGAGAACTTTCAAAACGGCGGATTTGCTGAACGTGTCGCATCTAAACTCATCAACAACTAATAACACATTATATGGAATTCAAAGACATCGAATCGTTCTCCGGCATTGAGGTTGGAGATCTCGTGAGGGTCCAACGTGGACCACTTGGATCAAGCACTCAGATCGTTTCAGTGATTACTCGCACAACCAACACGTTCTGCCCGATCATGGGCTGGTACGGTGGGCCATCAGTGAAGTTTAGCTTTGTTGACGGTGGATCTTCCTATCACTTCCAACTGGATCAAGAGCAGCCGATTCAAGAGAAGCATTGGTTGAAGTAATTTTCAAACGTGGGGAGCGCATACGCTAAACGCTCAAAACCATTAAATACCATGACCATCGAAATCAAATACACCGCATCCGTTTACACTCCTGCCGGTTGGCGCGGAGTTACCATCACCGCCAAAGCAACCAAGACCAGCGAGAAAATGGCTCTGGTTGTCGAAGTGCTGGAAATCAACGGAGAGTCCCCTAAGAGCAGCATGAGCCGCACTGGAGCCAGTCGCCAGCGGTTTAACGGCAGGGGGATCTCCTGCCGAGAGGTAGGAGCCAAGAAGCGGCTTTCCGCTTGTGAGATTCTCAACTGAAACCATCAAAACCATTAAATACCATGCGATACCATTGCAAAGACCGGAACAGTAAGTCACTCAGCCAGCACAGCAGCATTCTTGAAGCTCTTAGAGCGCGGGAAGTCTGGCTACACACTCGGGAGTTAATCGGCATCACCGACAACTCTGGCCGACTGCTCTCAGCGGAAGAACTCTACCAAGCCAAAGCTGCTGCTTGGATGAAAGGGACCAAGTGAATCTTGGACCACTCATTGCGGCTCTAATCACCGTGGAGTCTAACGGACGAGACAACGCGATTGGAGACGCAGGACTGGCTATCGGTGCGCTCCAGATCCACCGAGCGGTCGTAGTGGACGCAAACCGGATTGCTGGCACCAGCTACACTCACCAGCAGATGACTAACCGAGTTGCGGCTCGTCGAGTTTGCGAGATTTATCTCAGCCGGTACGCTGCCGGTAAGACTAACGAGGAAGCCGCGCGGATTTGGAACGGTGGACCTACTGGTCACCGGAAGCCAGCAACCATCAGTTACTGGAACAAAGTCAAAAAGCATCTATGAAGAAAACCATTCTAATATCAGAAGACACTCACAAGAAACTCAAAGAGTACTGCAAGAAGGAAGGAATCAAAAGCCAACACCTTACTGATAAGATAATTAGGGAGTGGCTAGATAAGGAGATGGCACTATGAGCGACAGAATACAGAGCATTATTAAAGGAGGCACCGGCGTGTACAGCATCAGCAAGAAAGAGGCTGGAGAAATCCACAAAGCGGCCAAGAAGGTTAAAAACTATGCTGTCAGTTATTGGACAAGGAATCGCAAGAATAAGGAGTCCAAATGAACGTCAAAGAAACCAAAGAATTAAAAAACGTATCTATGGTCAAACCAATCAAAGAAGACAAAGAGCAGTATCGCCTCACCTTCAAAGGGCTTCTTTCTATCTATCTGCCCGACAAAGTTATGAACGAACTGTTTAGCGCAATCGAACTGTCCTGCCGTCGCAACGGCTGGGGCATTGCAATCAACGAAGAGAACCGACTGGACTTTGTTCAGATGCAACAAGTGAAGGAGGCGAAATGAACATCGAAGAAACTAAAGAATGCATCCGCGTGATGCAGGCATTTGTCGATGGGAAGGAAGTCGAAGCCCTGAATCCTGCTGAAAAATGGGAAAGAGCAACGACACCAAGGTGGGGATGGAACCACACCCAATACCGCATCAAACCCACCCCAGCATTCCGCCCGTGGACTGCGGACGAGGTGCCGCTGGGTTCAATAATGAGGACCAAAGGATTGGAAGGACGATGCGTTATCATAGACACAGAAACTTCAGACGATAGATCCTATTGGTTGAACGCCAGAGAACATAGCACCGACGGCGGTAAAACATGGCACCCGTGCGGGGTGATGGAGGAATGCAAATGAGCGCACCAATCAACAACGGAGGACCGGCGTTTCCAACTGCTGCAACCGCGACAACGCATGGATTCTACCAAGACGGTCAACCTTGCATGACCCATTACGGTTCGAGATCTGGCATCACTGTCAGAGACTACTTCGCGGCAAAGGCGTTGCAGGGATTTATTTCGGACACGAGCATTCCTGCCAGCATCAAGGTGGATGCAACATTGCTTTCCAGATCTGCCTTTCAGGTAGCCGACGCGATGCTCAAAGCGAGGGGGGCGAAATGATTGATACACCGAGGACGGAAGAGTTTGATGGAGAATACAGTGAATGGTCGCCAGCCAAGCCTAAAAACTGGCCAGCATTCGCCCGCCAACTCGAACGCGAACTCAACGCGGCCAACGAGCGCATCCATCTACTCATCGCAGAGCGCGACACGGCGCGACGACAGGCTGATCAGACTTACAAGCTCCGTAAGGAGTTTGCCGAACTGCTAGGAACCGATGATGTCGAGCGGGGAGTGGCTGTGGTGCGCGAGATGAAAGAGCGCATCTCAAAGCTGAACGACTACGTTGCCGCGCTTGAAACAGCAGGTGACTTGATGGCTAACGAACTCAGCTATGGATATGACGTTGATATGTGGAACAAAGCCAAGGAGGCCAAGCCGTGAGCTTAGAAATGACAGTAAAAATTCAGTGGCAGAAGGAACAGATTTCATTGCTAAAGCAGCACATCCGTCGGCTGGAGGAGGCGGGAGATAAGATGGAGGCATGGCTGCGCGATGAGCGGTTGGATGCAGTGCAGCACACTGTTTCAAAATGGAACAAAGCCAAGGAGTACAAACCGTGAGCATCACAATCAAATCGTGGATCGTGCCAGCACTCATCACCGTAATCCTGCTGTGCATCATGTTCAGGCCATACCGTTCCAGCGGGCAGTATGACTTTGGACAGATCTTCCGGCTGTTTTGGCTGATACCGATCGGAGCCGTTTGGATGGTTTACATGGGTGTACTTCTAATCATCAAGGAGGCCAAGCCGTGAGAACCTCAACCGAAACACTAATCGCAGCCATGCGGATATTGTCTCAGGATATTCAATCCGAGGACGGCGTGGCCAACGCAGCAGTCGCTGAAGCAGCGGAGCGACTAGCGGAGCAGCACATGCGCATCACCCAACTAGAGCGAGAGAACGACGCTCTCCGCGCCGATCTGCTGCTGTGGGAGAATGGAGGGCCGTTGCCATGAGCCAAATCAACGACGCATTTGGGAAACCGATGTATGAGGCTGATCCGACCAACGCAAGATACAACAGCCTACAGCTCCAATGCTACGAGCAGCGTAAGGAGATTAATAGGTTGATGGATCGCATCAATCGATTGGCGCAGGCTGGTGACTGCTTATTGAGTCATCGCAACAGCACCGATTATCACGAAAAAGTTAGAGAGTGGGACAAAGCGAAGAAGGACAAACCATGACAGACCTAGAAATAAACGCAGCAATTGCAGCCCATGTAGGATGGAAATCTCGCACCGTAATAGTGCATCATTCTGTTGGGTATCAATGGGACGAATCGTTGACTGTATGGACCAATCCAGCAGGTCATGACGATGTGCTCCCATCCTACACTACCGACCTCAACGCAATGCACCAAGTAGAGATGGTCCTAGATTCAACAAATGGAGGTACGGGAAATCCTAATTGCCTTCGATACAGGTATGCTTGCGAGATTTACCGATTGGCTTCGAACGAAATTCAACCTTTCCGATCCACTGCTCGCCAACGCGCTGAGGCATTTTTGTGGACAGTTGACAAATGGAGGGAGGCAAAACCGTGATCAGTTTTTTGAAACAGTACCTGTATTGGATAGTCGAATCAGTACTTTTCTTCTTGGGCATTCTTTTTGGAGCTTACTTTGGTGAATCTGGAATGAAAGAAGAAGCCGTGAGAAAGGACCACGCTGAGTGGGTGGTCGATTGCGCGGGTAAAAATCAGTTCAAATGGAAGGAGTGCAAATGAGCGACTACACAATACCAACGTCGAATACGATGACTACAATCGACCCACAGGCCACAAAGATCCGCGAGCTTCAATCCGATGTGAACGAGCTGAAGGAGCTGGTCGAGTACCTGCAAGATCGGATCAAACTACTCAAGAGTACTGGTGACGAGCTGCTTGAGTGGCTGAAGGACGGTACCATTTCCGACTCAAACTATCGGTTGCTGGCCAATGCATGGCAGCGAGCAAAGGAGAACAAGCGATGAACCCCGAATACGAAGCGCACGCACGCTTGTGCAAATCCATCGGAGCAATGGCGAAGGAGAACGAAGATCTTAAGCAGCACGTCACCGAACTTGAAAACCGTCTCCGCGCTCTGTGGGACAAGTACGATGCAGAACTGAAGCACTGCGTGCAGATGATTGGCAGGTTGGAAAACGCGGGAAATGAAATGTACAAGTTTATCAATCCTCCTTCGCCGTGTATGAGGACGACCAGAATGGATAACTTATTGCAGGGTTGGGATGACGCAAAAGGTCAACATTAAATAACATCTAAGGAGAAAAAGCTATGAAAGACGAATCGTATTTAGTAATACCGTCTATACTCTTAATCGTGTTTCTATGTGTGCTAATAAACATGTTTGGATTCCATGGAGGTATTAATAAAATGCAACAAGAAGCAGTCGCTGCTGGCCATGCCGAGTGGGTGGCCGACACAAGCGGCAAACCGCAGTTCAAATGGAAGGAGTCGAAATGAGCGACACCCCAATATCAGACTCAACACCGCACAACGTGGCCGAGTTGGGCATGCTGTGCAGGAGGCTGGAGCGCGAACTCAACGCAGCAAACGCAATCATCCGTCAGCAGCAATTGTTAAATGAGGAGAATCTGCGGTTAAAGGAACTCATCAAGAGGCTGGAAATTGCAGCATGGAAAAACTACAACAATGCCCATAAAGAGAAGGAGGTTAAGCCGTGAGCTTGCTTGAAAAATTAGGCCTATCAAAGCAATCAATGGAGAGAATGCTTGGTGCTGTCGCTCCATTAAAAAAGACTAAAATCAAACGCTATCGGAGATACGAAACTGTTCCCGCAGATATCCGTAAAGCCATTCTTGGAGAGCATCAAAGCTACACTTGCCGTGAGTTGGCTAAGAAATATGGCATCTCATCTTCAACCATATGGGACATTAGAGACAGTAAATCCAAAATTGAATGACAACAAGAAATGAATCATACATACCAAAGCGCGGACATATACCCGAAGCAGTTGTAATAGAAGTACTACAAGACCTTCAGAACAACAGAACATACAGGCAGATTAAAGAAGACTACGCAGTCAGCATAGGTTGGATACACAAAATCAGACACAATAAGACCAGAAAATGAACATACTCAACGAAATCAAAAGCGGGATCTCCAGATTGCTTGGAGTCCATAAGACAGTGGAGACCAAAGAGGCTCCAAGAACTCTAAAGCCCAAACGCATCCAAAAGCGTGGAAGGGGACGACCAAAGGGACTCAAGATACCGCAGCAGATTGTCGATGCGGTGCGACAAGCTGACAAGAGCATGACTAACAAACAGTTAGCTGCTAAGTATCGTGTTTCTTACTTTTGGGTTTGGAGTGTTCGTAGCAATAAGTTGCGCTTGAATTAACCTAATCAACGCGAGTGTGTCTTGATTTTGCTCTTCTTTTATGATTATTGCCCATTGTGAACATCACTCAGCACCACCGTCGAGTTATGGCGATTGGTTGCAGTCATGGGAGCCGAGCCAATCAAGATGCACTCGCTGCGGTGCTATTGTTCCGCGAGAAATTCAAACCAGACGAGATAATCCATTTAGGGGACGCATTCGATCTTGCCTCATTGCGATCTGGCTCACTCCAAAACCCCAACGACTCGGATCAAGCGGACGACTATCTTGATGATATCCAAGAGGGAGTAAAGTTCCTCAATGAGTTACGCCCAACGGTGTTCACTTTAGGAAATCACGATGAGCGAGCTAGGAAGTATCTCAATCACCATAACGCTGTTGTCAGAGGATTTGCGGAGGCTGTATGGGAACGAATGGTTGAGCCTATTAACAAACACTGCCATACGTTTATTGAGACCCATGACTGTCTTGAAAGATCATTCTATAAGTTGGGCGGTTTTAGTTGGGGACATGGAGTGCTCTATGGGGAAAACTTCATTCGTGATTCAGCCGAGACATTTGGTAACTGTGTTGTGGCTCATGCTCATCGAGCCGGTCAAGCGACTGGTCGCAACCAGTCAAATCCAATTGGCTTTTGTGTCGGAACTTTGGCGGATATTCCGTCAATGGATTACGCAGGGAAACGACGATCCACATTAGCTTGGTCTCACGGGATCGTATTTGGAGAATACACAGACAACTCAGCGCAACTATACCTGCACCAATGGCCTCAGAACGAACAGAATTGGCATCTGCCGAGCTTTTAAAGCGGCTGAGGGCAGCAATCCAACATCAAGCAGAGAGCGTCCCAGAGGGATGGTTGACCGCTAACGAATGGTCTGATCTTTGGAAGCTGTCCCCTAACGCTGCTGGACTCGTACTCAACAAGTCAGTGAAACTTGGATTGATGGAAACCAAGAAGTTTCGCATTGATACTAAAACTCGCGGCAACTACCCAACACCACACTACAAGCCAATAGATGAAATACCTGTCAAAGACCAAGCCAACCGTTGAGGTTGAGTTTGTTGCCGAAGCTCAACTAAGGATCGGTGAGACCAAGAGACTCTGCGTGATCTACCAGCGAGGAGAGATCTTCTACGTTCGACCGAAGGCTGAGTTTTTTGACAAGTTTGTGCTGGACGAGCCGCAGATCCAGAGTTAGAAGTAAGCAGTCAGCGCAAGCCGTGAGAAGCGAGCGATGACATTCAAAAATGAAGCCATGTTCAACCAATTTCTCCCCACTCTTTCTGTGTACGTCCCGTCGCTTCAGCGGGAGTTCTCACCACAGACTGAGTGGGGTTTTCTGTCTTGAAACATGATTGTAGAACTAGACTTCCTAGATCACTGGAAAACACGATTACTAAGCAGACTGTTAGACACTGAAACCGCTCCATTGCACGTTATTCGGCTATGGGCGCACTGTCAGACCAGAAAGACAAACAGGTTTGCTGATTGGAATCCTGCCATCTTGTCGGCTGTATGCAGATGGAACGGAGACGCTCAAGAGTTCTGGGACGCAATGCTCCAGACATTTTGCCGATCCGAAGACGGCTGTTTGATTGCCCATCAATGGGATGAGGTAAACGCTGGATTGATTTGCTCTTGGTCAAATGGAGCCAAAGGAGGGAGACCAAAGAAACCCACGGGTAACCCGCCGGTTAACCCAGAACCGATTCCGGTTATCCCAGACATAACCCGTGGGGTAACCTATAGAGAAGAGAAGATAGAGAAGATAGATTCTTCTTTGCCAACTCCAAGCGTTTCAGATCCCGAACTCGATTCGCTTCGCTCTCGAATAAACAAATGGTTTCGCAGACGAGAAGGAACCGATTGGCAACCCGCTGAACTCAAAGCTCTCAAGCTTGTGGTCAAGCTTAAGACCTCCGAGTCAGACCTTCAGCTTCTCGATGCTCGTTACGAGACTAAGAACAAGTATCGACGCAAAGACATTATGACTCTGCTTAACAATTGGAACACCGAGATTGATCGCTGTAAGTCTGGTGACGATGACTCGCAACAAACTTTATCAATAGCCGGTCAACCGAAGACCATTCTCTCAGAAAACATTGCTGACTACTTATGAGCGATCCCTTTTTTGCTGAAGACGACGAGTTTGGTCTGATTGGAGCGTGTATCGCTGGAGGCTCTGACATTTGCTTTGACGCATTCGCTGAAGTTCCAACAGCAGCAATTCAAAACGAACAACTGGCTTTAACTTACGAAACCATAAAAAGCCTCATCACTCAAAACAAGCGAGTGACATTGCCGGAGTTAATGAAGGAATGGAAACGAACCATTACAAGTTCAGCAGTACCATTTGAAGCTTGGAACCGCTGCGATGAACTTTGCCCATCACCTTCCGGTTACCCGATGTTCGCCAAGAGCGTTCTGGAAGCCCATCACCGTCGCCAGTTACGTTTTGCCGGAGACCGCTTGATTCGCGATTCCGCTGTGGTGACCCTAACCGTGGATCAAATCGTCGCTAATGCCGAGCAGGGACTCAGCGTTGAGGCTTCCAAAGACGATCTTCAATCCAGCAAGTCCGTTGTCTCAAGATTTATCGACTCGACGCAAGAGCGGTTCAATCGCAGGGGACAACTCAGCGGGATCAATACTGGCTTCTTTAGACTCAACCAAATGACTGATGGCTTGCAACTCGGAGAACTCGCTATTATAGCAGCACGACCCTCGATTGGTAAGACGGCTATGGCGATTGCTATAGCCAAAGCAGCAACGATAGAAGACCAAGTTCCAACCTTATTCATATCGCTAGAGATGTCAGATGAAGCTATTATTAGAAGAATGGTTTCAACTGTTGGATCTATTCCAATGCAGGATATTAAGACCGGCGAGATGGATCAGGGAGGTCTTAAAGCTATGAGTACAGCATCAGCTAAGATCGCAGCCAGTCCATTACACTTCGCCTCTGGCTCCTCCGTGACAAACATATCGTCCATCACAGCAGTAATCCGCAGAGCAGTCCGCAAGTGGGGAGTTAGGTTGGTATTGATCGACTACATTCAGAAGATCCACGGGAGTAAGGGAGCCGAGAAGAAAACCTACGAGATAGGTGAAGTCAGCGGTAAGCTCAAGAGCATTGCCGTCGATACCAAGACTGCCATCGTAGCCTTAGCGCAACTCAACCGAGAGAACGAGAAAGATAAGGGACGCTCACCTCGTCTTTCGGACATAGGGGAGTCAGGACAGGTGGAGCGCGATGGGGATCTGGTGATGCTCCTGAACAGAGACCGCAATCAACCGCAGGGGGAAGCTATGGTCGCAATAGCCAAGCAGCGCGACGGAGAATGTGGAGCCGTAAAACTCTGGTATGATGGACGCTTCTGCCGGTTCTCTGAGTGCGGCATTGATACCTAAGTTTAAAAACCCAACGACAGGTTGACTCCCCTAAACAAGTCTGCCAGTCTCTCAACGGACTCAGTCCAACATAAACACCATGATCACCGGCAAGATTGACGTAACTAAGGTAGACAAGACCCATCTATTCAAAGGTAAGGCTGGAACGTATTTGGACATTGCTCTCATTACCAATAAGGCTGGCCGTGACCAGTATGGTAACGACGGGATGATTGTTCAGTCAGTATCCAAACAAGCCCGACAAGATGGCAAGAAGGGACCGATCCTCGGTAACTATGTAGAGACAGACAACCGTGAGCCTAAGCAAGCAACCAAGAAGGTAACCGCTAACGATCCTCTTGGACCTGAAGACGACATTCCCTTTTGATATACAACAAACCATTTAACACCATGACAACTACCGCAGAGTTCTTTAAAGATACTAAGTCAGCAACTCCACGCTGTGACGCTGAGATTGAGAAGCTTAGAAAGCATTACCCGATACTAACGTTAACCGTTGTATTTGCATTGGCTCGTAAGCTTGAGATGGAGTTGATTCAATCCAATAACTCTATCGTTGATCTGCTCAACCAGATCGAAGCGATACAAGAAAAGAAACAACAGTAATATGGGAGGCGTACAGAAATACCTTACTCGTCAAGTCCAAGACGGTGAGATCTCTAAGGATGATCTGCTTGAATCACAGAGGAAACTAAGCCTTTTAAATCAAGCACCTAAGCTTGTGCTAAGTGCTATTGCTAAAGGCTGGATGAAGTATCCCGACAAGCTAGACACTACAACCGAGGATGAAGAGACCGCTAAGTGGATTGATACCTACGACTGTGAGCGAGCATATCACAACAGAGTTAAAGGCATGACATACCGTGAGATCGGTAAGCTAATGGGCTGCGGTATGAATCGAGTGAGTGCCATCCTTCATCACGGTGAGAACATTGTGTTGCAACGTAAGATGAAATCATTAGGTCATACTATTGTTAGTATCCCCAGCAAAGCTACAGTACAAGAACATATCACTAATGCTAAGAGCAAGACCAAACAGAAACAGTAATGCGCTACAGTATAACAGATTGTTTTATGCTACTAAGTATAACGCTTTGCCTACCTAATGCAATAATGTTAGGAGGCTCCCAGCTATGTCTAATACGCAGGTGATCGCGCGGGACCGATGATCTTGCGCGAGCGAACTTGCTATTGTAGTACAAACCCTATGTCACTAGCTACCGACTACCTACTCCTTAACATTGGACACTCAACGCTCAAGTGGCATTTGGACCGCATCAAAAGCGGATCGTTTACCATAGACCAAGTGGCGATGTTCTACGCTCCAGATCCCAAGAAATCGGTTTACAAAACCGTTACCCGAGGTCTTGAGGAGCTTGTCAAAATGAAGCCCGAGAACTTGCCGATCCAACTGCGATGACTCAAACCGAGTACGTTAAACACAGTGGCTTAACTAAAGGAAGAGTCTCGCAACTTACCGCAGCAGGGATGCCGTTGACCTCCCCAGAAGAAGCGGACGCTTGGAGGGGATCGCGCAAAGGGATCGGCGGTAGACCATCGACGCTCCAGCGAATGACTGCGATCCAGCAGCAACCTACACCAGAAGTCGCAGGGGGGCCATACAGACCTCCCGAAGCATCTGCCGCTATCAACGCTGCTCTTGCGACAGAAGACTCCCCGCAGGGAGCGTATGAACGGCAGAAGAAGATCGAGCGAGCCGCTTATGATCTAGCGGTTGAAGCCCTACAATCTCGGTCCCTCGATGCTGGCAGAATGGTCTCGGTACACGCTACCGCAGCGAAGAATCTTATCTCTTCCCGCGATGACGTACTGGCTCAATCCGAGAAGGAGCGAACGCTGGTCTCCGGCGCGTGGGTTAAGAAGGCAATGCAGGAACACGATGGAGCAGTGTCCCAACTGCTGAAGTCGATGCCGAAACAGTTATCCGGTCGCATTGCTCCGCATGATCCTGAACACGCCGAGCGCGAGTTGGAGCGTTGGGTCCAAGAAGTATGTCTCAAAACTCTGCATCAAACGGATCCGTGGAAATCTTAAACTGCCAGAAACCAGCCGGTATCGAATCGCTGCGGCAAAACAGAATCGCGATCAAAGCAATCGAGCGTCAAACTGGCTTGGAGTTCTTGTCGATATCAGACCAAGAGCCGTCCCGCATTGATGGCTTCATATTTGATCCAGCTAAAGGAATCATCACCGGAATCTATGAGGTCAAAACTCGTAGCTACGGTCTCCACAAGCTCCAGACCACATTTGGAAACGAATGGATGATCTCTTGGTCTAAGATCCAAGCGGCTCTTGAAGTTACCAGACGCACAAAGCTTCCGTTCTACGGAGTGCTCCATTTATTGGACGACAACATTGTTATGATGGTTGAGATCTTTAACCGCAATGCGTCTTGGGCTGCAAACCATAAGGTGGAAGACCGTCTGGTAAACGGAATAAAAGATCGCATGGCGTTAATCAATATGGCTACCGCTATGCAGTATAAGATGAACCAACTATTCTGATGACAGACCTAGAGCTAGAGATCCTAGAGTTCCGACGACAATTGTGGCGACCGACTCCACGGCAGTCAGTTGTCGAGTGGGCCGAGAGCAATCTTACTCTAAGCCAACGTCAGACAGAGCATCCCGGTCCCTTCTCTACGGCGGTCAGACCATATTGCCGAGAGCCGCTAGAGTCTTGGAAAGATCCAGCGGTCTCTGAGGTGACGTTGTGTTGGGGAAGTCAGACCAGCAAAACAACGACACTGATGGCTGGTCTGGCTTGGTCCATCGACGTAGAGCCGTCTCCTGCTTTGTGGTTAATGCCGAGCGAAAACTTAGCGCGGTCTTTCTCTAAATCTCGCTGGCTCCCTATGCTGGAAGACTCTCCTGCTATGGTCGCGCGGTTCCCTACGGATAAAGACCAGATTACCAATCTTGAGCAGCAGTTCGACCGCTGTACCCTGACGTTTGTGGGGAGCAACTCACCGGCAAATCTAGCGTCCCGTCCAGTCAGAATCTTGGTCGCTGATGAGGTGGACAAATTCGCTGATGCGACCGCAAAGGAAGCTGATGCGCTGGATCTTGCCGAGCAGCGACTCAAAGCGTTCTCCAGTTCAAAAGCGTTCTTTACCAGCACTCCCACAACCTCAGAGGGGAGAATCTGGCAGCGATATCTACGAGGGGACCAGCGGAGGTATTACATTCCCTGCCCATACTGCCGCGAGCATATCAAGCTGGAGTGGCGACAAGTCACTTGGGAAAACGAGAAGTTAGAAGACGGCAGACCCGATTGGCAACGCATCCGTACTACCGCTCATTACGTCTGCCAATTATGCCAAGGAAAGATAAGCGACAGTCAAAAAGTCGCAGGGTTACGGCATGGCAAGTGGATCTCGGAGAATAAAGCCAGCCTCCCGAGCGTAAGGTCTTATCATCTGTCGTCTTTGTATTCCCCAGACCGCAAATGTACTTGGGGAAATCTTGCCGTCGCTTTCTTGGAAGCAAAAAGCTCGATGATGGGTTTGCAGGGTTTTATTAACGGGATGTTGGCTGAACCGTGGGAAAATCAGGAGACTCAACAGGACAGAGTCGAGATTGTATCTGATGCGGGAATCCCTGAAGCCAGACGCTATCTTACGGCTGACGTACAAGCTGCGGCTCCGTTCTTGTGGTGGGTCTGCCGAGAATGGAGCAAAGGCAACTCCCGACTTGTTGGAGCGGGTCACGCTGATGACTTTGCCGCACTCCGCAGGATACAGTTACAGTACAACGTCCACGACATGGATGTTGGCGTTGATTCCGGCTATAACACTCAAGCGGTCTACGATGCTTGCTCTGAGTTTTCGCAGAGCAGCGGAAGCCCGATAAACTATCCATGCGGTCTGCGGTATCCACCAGAGGGAGGTCTCCGAAAGCCAATGCTAATCGGATGGATGCCACTTAAAGGCCGAGAGACTGGAGCTAGATTTACCAGCAAGACCGGCTCAATCCATCCCTTTGGAATTACAACCTCAACCTCAATGCGTACTGACGCTGTACAGCCTCTGCTTGTCTTTGACACCGAGCATATGCGGGAGGTGCTCCAGCGGCTCCGTAAAGGGACCGAGACTCATCAATGGAGTGTTTGTAGCCTCCCCGCTCCGCTTGACGCTGAGGGAGCTTTTG